CTGGAACAACGTATCTCTAAATTTGAGAATAAAAAGCCGATCTCACAGAAAGCACTTCAATCAGATTTGAATAAGATGCGTATCTTCATCAAGTCTTATTTTGAATTAAACCTCGTTACCCAAGATCAACAAAAATCATGGCTGGACAGAGTAGAAGTTGCTCAAATTCGCTATGAAGAAAAACCTGTTCAAAAAACAATCAAAAACAAAGAAAACACAAAGGAAAGCCTCACAAATTCAGCTCGAGCAACCCCCATTTATAATATGGGGGTTACGGTAGTGGATGACACCACTGACACAAGCACAGTTGCCGATATTCGACTTCAAACAGATCAATATACGTTCCCACGTAAATTGGACAATACAAAAATCATTGCAACTGAACGTGGCAATGTTCCAATTCTTCATTCAGTTCCTTGTGATCGTGAAGGCTTCGCCTCTATTGACTGGGTCTCTATCGGTATTGGCCAAGAAACCCTTGGAGATGAATACTTTTCTATTAATCCTGATGAAGCTGAAAGCATCCTTACATATGCTATAGAAACGTTTTTAGACCAGCATCTATATGAAATCTTTGGTTTCGGCTTGGGTCTTAAGCGTGAAAAGGGCATGCACCGCCATAAATACGGCTATGTTCTTCAAAACGATTTTGGCCTTGTTTTATATGGCACTGTTTCTAAAAGAATTACGATTCAGATTAACGGTACAGGCTGTGCCAATGCTCGTAAAGGTTGGGAAAAGCGTTTACATGAATGGCTAAATACCTTTGCCCGTCGTCCTAAAATTACCCGTGTTGATCTTGCCCATGACGATTTTGAAGGCCAGTTCCTGAATGTCGATGTTGCTAACCTATGGGACAATATTGATGGTTTCTGGTGTGGTGGTCGTGAACCTGAAGTCCAGCATTTTGGCTCTTGGAAGCGTATTAATGGGAAGGGTAGAACTCTTTCTATCGGGAACCGAACCAGCGGAAAGTATTGTCGTATCTATGAAAAAGGTAAAAAAGAGGGCAATCCGCTTTCGCTTTGGACACGTGCTGAGGTCGAATTCAAGTCTAGCGATCGCTATATCCCGTTTGATGTTCTTCTTCGTCCTTCCCGTTATTTCCTTGGGGCTTATCCTTGTTTTGAATGGCTGGCTCGTCAATTAGGTGATGAATTTATCACGCCTGAAAAAACCGAAGTTATTAAAAAACAATCAGAAATTAGCTGGAATAAGGCAATTGAGATTACCAAAGTTCAGTTTGGTAAATATATCCGTCAATTTGCAAAGTTCTATGACCCTGTTGATTTAATTAATGTTTTGTCGTCCGACAAAGATGAGGTACCTAAGCGTCTTAAATTTTCGTCTGTTGCTGTACTTCAATCGATTCATTTGAATAAACCAGTTCAAAAACAATCTGAGGAATTACCGTTGTTTGTCGGTGTTCCGCTACTCAATCAATCTTCATATAAGGAATTTATCCATGCTATTTAAAACACAGCTCGTTGTTCTTGGTGCCAAGTCTAGTAAGGGTGAATACAACGGTCGTCCGTTCGATTCAACCACTGTTTTTTATCAGGCTCAATTGCAGGAAGGTGAAAACTTTGCTGGTCAAGTTGGTGCGGATTATAAGTGGGGCACATCTGCCAATTTTGAAAAGATCAAAAACCAAAAGTTCCCGTTTATGGCTGATTGTACGCTTGAACAAGTATCCAACGGCAAAACGACGGTGACGATCTTAAAAGAGCTTACACCAATTTCACAGCCAGCCAAATGACATGGCGTAGGTCGGCATACGGTTATCAAACGCTGACATATAACAGAAGTGTTGGGGCTTTAAATAAAAATAGACTTGAAAATATAAATCAGTATTTAGAGGAATATATGCAGCATTTGCAGACTTTAAATACTGATCAATACGACAAGATCACAGATATAAAACAACTGATTTGGGTAATACAAAATGAACATCGATGTTTTAGATGAAGATGGCGCAAGTAACATTGCACACCCAGAACTATTCGGAAAGCCAAAACCAAAACCGAATTAATAGGATTTTAAAATGACACTCGCTGTATGGTTTTTATTCTTTTATGGATTAGTACGCCTGTGTATCGACCTATTTACTTTAATCAAAAGGATTAAAAATGGAAGGTTTATACGTCTGTCAATTGATCGATGAAGCAACGAATCAATGCATGCATTGGGTGCCATTTTCACTTATTCCGTATCTTACGGATGAAGCAAGAGATGTGCTTCTTTTAATCTGCATCTCATCTTTTATTTCAATAATGATCGTTCAGTTTATCAAACGCTTAATGATCAAAGGAGATTAGTTATGAACAAAGATCAACAACGTGAACTCGACCTTATCAATCGTCGCAATTTGATGATTGGTGCGGGTGTTTTAACAACTGCATTGGGTGCTTCAACTACTCAAGCTGCAATTACTGGGGCGCAAGTTACAACAAAGTATGGCGAATCTGGTGCTGAAGAAACTGGTGACGCTACAGGTCTAATTATTATTGGTCTTGCGATTGCAGCAATGATCATCGGATTCATTATCCGCATTGTTCGCAAGGGTTAATTTAAAAGGAGCTGTTATATGGACGATTCACTAATTAATTGGTTTATCTTTTTTATAACGGCTCTCACACTTTATAAAATGTTTGTTGATTAAATATTTAAAGGATTTGATTATGAGATTTTTTAAATATTTGGTTTTTATTTTTGCATTGACGATATCTGTAAATGCATTTTCGGCTTGGAAAAGTTTTAGTGCTGGCAGTAACGGATATATATATGCTACTGCACTTGAAGCTTGTTCAGCTGCTTATTCGAATAATCCCCAAAACTCATATCGAGTTGTATTTCTTGATGCAAATAGTGCTAGATGTTACGCAACAATTAAAGGTACAGAATACAGCGATGGTAGGGTTTATTCTGACGGTGCTTCTTGTCCTACATCTGGAACAGAAGATGTTAAATCAGTTCCTTTTCGTCTACGTAGTTCACAAGTTTGTATAAGTGGTTGTTTATGGAATCCTACTTCTGATGGAAAAATGGTTTGTGGCGATAATTCAGGTATATGTGCAACTGGTTTTAAATCTGCTGGCTCAACATGCTCTCAAAACACTGATTTAACTCCGACACAATCTGATATTGATGCAACAAAACCTTTGGACCCAGATAAGCCTGATCCTGAAAATCCGAATGGTGGAGAGGGTGGAAATGGTTCGGGGCAAGGTCGTTGTAATGGTACAAATAACTGTAATACAACAACTAATAATACTACCAACAACACGACAAATAACATTACAAATGAAATGGATGTTTCTAAGATTGTTGATGCCATTAATGCTTCTACTTCAGATATTAAAAGCGCAATTGGTTCTCTTGCTTCTTCGTTGTCCAGTGGTTTTAAGTCAATAACCGATGCAATTGGCATTACCAATTCTAAGATTGATATTACTAATACAAAGTTAGATGCGATAAAGACAGAGCAAACAAAAACTAATGAAAAATTAGATACTTCTAATAAGCATTTAAAGCAGATTGAGGAATCAGGCAAAGCGGCAAGTGAAGCTTTAGGCGAAATTGATAAAAAGCTTGGTAAATCAAACGAGCATTTAGAAAAAATTGAGGAAGGCACAACGGCTGCCAGTGAAACTCTTGGCGATATTAAAAAATTCATCACAGATAAAGAGGGTTCAGAAATTCCTGCTGTGCGTCCGCCGGTAGAAGGAATTTCTGTAGGTAATCTTGATTATAACATTTTTAAAGTTAATGCTCAGTGCCCTGCATCTCGAACACTGCTTGTAACGCTCTCACACACATCTAAATCATTTGGCATCGATTACATACAGCTTTGCGACATTCTTCGTTACATGGGCTATTTGATCTCTTTAGTGGCTCTTTTACATGCTGGTCAAATATTGGTGAGGGATTCTTAATGTGGGGCATTTTAGCAAATATTTTAACTGCGCTTCTTGGTTCTGCCATTGGTCGCATGTTGGCGGGTGCTGGTTTAACGCTGGCAACTTATGTAGGGCTATCAACTGTTATTGGACAATTACAAGCTGAATTATCAACAAATTTAAGTTCAATACCTTCTGAATATTTGGGGCTAATCGGCATTCTGAAATTTGATTTTTACTGTAGTGCGTTGTTTTCTGCTTTCACCATTGCCGCAACATCTAAGGCAATGAAAACGTTTATAAAAACAAAGTAGCGCTTGCGTTAAATGGAGGCGGAGGATTGATGACGACAACGACATGTACGCAGGCGCTAGCTTTTTGGGGTAAGACACCATGCAATATTTAATATCTGCGCCCCCAAGGACTGGTAAATCGCTTTATGTGGTGAATTTGATTGATAAGCTGTCTAAGCAACAACCAGACCGCTTGATTGTGACCAATATCATTGGGATGAACTATCCGGGGGTGATCTCGATGACATCGACGATCAATAAGCCTGCTGACTGGCGTGACTGGCCAAACGGCACGATCTTTATTTATGACGAATGCCACGAGCATCCAGCATTCTCTAGTGATGATTTGCTCAAAGACTTATGGATTGATGAAAAGCCTTACGATGAACGAATTACTAAGATCAATGCGCGTACTGATATCAATTCATTAGAAAAGAAAAATTTAATAGATTCAGTCAACAAAGAAAGAAAAATGGCATTGGTCAAGAAAAAAGAGGGTATCTATGATATTGCTCGTTCATTGACGCTACATGCACATTTTGGCTTTGATATTTACTTAATTACTCAAGATGTTACTCGTGTAAATGCAACAACACTTGCTGCTACTGGTCGTCACTATGTATTAAGAAGATTGTTTGGTTGGGACATGATGTTCATTTATGAATATTATGAAGTACAAAAGTATTTCGCTGGTTCAACTCGTAAAAATGCCATTTCGATTAAGTTATGGTTTTATAAAAAGAATCTATATAAATATTACATTTCAAGTGAAGAGCATAACGTCCCTAAAACTGTTCCTTGGGGTCTTGTATTTATGCTGCTTTTGCTCGCTGGTATTGTTTATACAGCATATACAAAGTGGCAAAATGGTAAGTTTGGGAACAAAGATAAAGCTGCGGCTGTTGAAGCAGCCAATCATCAGAACCCACAAAATTCACAACAACCTCAGTCAGTTTGGCAAAAAGACGAATTTGGTATCGATGTTAAATACACACAAGCAGGCGTACCGATCTATCGCACACAAGCTGATATGGAGCGTGCAGCTAAATTAAGACTTGAATCCAAGAATCAAGCATCTCAACCAGCATCATCACCTATTGCGAGTCAATATGGCTATCAGAACCAACAGCAAGCTGTTGAATATGACATCCGACAGCCTTATGCCACTAATTATGAGGTTTCTTATCAACTAGTAGAAAAACCACGTTTGGCTGGTTGCATGATCATGAAAAATAATTGTTCTTGCTATACACAACAAGCGACCAAGATCGATATGTCCCAAAGCGATTGTAAGCGTTATATGAGTGGTGATAAGCCTTTTGACTACTTTACCCAGCAACAACAGCAAAGACAGCTTCCACAAGCACCTACGCAATCTCAAGTTCAAAATCAGCAATCAGTAAATCAATTTGATGCTGAATATTTTGCGAAGATGCAGGAAGCGAAAAGACAAGGTTTAATTTGAGAGTTATTCTATGACTGAGAATCAAAAATCCGTATTAAAGATTACAGCTACATTTCTAGTCATACTATTTGCGTTACCAGCAATATTTAAAATATTGGGTCTGCTTTGGGATGGTGTTGTTTATCTCTTTGATCTTTATGTTCAATATATAGATTTGTACTTTAAGAATAATGAAGCTTCTATAGCTATTGCCAGTGGTATTCTTGGTTTTCTATTTGTTGTTTTGTTTGCTGTATTTATGGCCTGCGTTTCCGATTCTGGTGCTTGATAGATTGATTGGCATTTTATTACAAGTTCTCGATTCGCTCGAGATCTTTTCCATGGCGACAAAAGTTAACTAAGTTATTGATATTTCGTTAAGGTGAAAAATTATGATTGGCAAAATATTACAATTTTTTAAGAATAAGCCTGTCCCAGTTGTTTTGAGACAGCATACTAATTTTAAGATAGAAACCCCTGCGGGTACTTTTTATTATTTGGGTTCAGGTAAGGGAAAATCTGTTATCAATAAGTAGGGCTGATATTTCGTATAATAGGAGTTATGTAATGAGAATTTTAATAACTGGAGCACCGGGAACGGGTAAAACTTTGTATTCAACTTATCTTGCTGATACTCGATACAATTATCCGATTTATGAAGCTGATAACTTTTCTGATTTCAATGTTTTAACTGATAAGGTTAAAGAGTTAGAAAATTGCATAGTTGTTATTCAACATCAGAAATTTTTAAAAGAAAAACTAAAGTTTGATCTTCATTTGCAGTGCTATCGTAATATTGAAGAATTTGAAAAATTCTTTGTTAAGACTCCTACTTGTGTAGAAGAGTATCTTTTTTCTGATATGGGTGAATATTACTGAGATTTAGCATAATGTGTTTTATGTATCAGCACAGCTATGCTGTGCCATATATGCGCTAACAAAGCGCATATATTGATATAAACAGAAACACTATCCAAAACCCTAGAAAATACCGCACGTCTGTGCGGCTTGAGCTGGCTGTCTAGCCAGCGTCACAAATGAAATTAAAGCATCTCGCTTTCTGGCTACAATTTAAAAAATTTGATCTTGCATAGGCTAAATAGAGCTTTCGGAGTATTCCGAAAGCGAACTGACAAACAGAATAACAATGATAATATGCGGTTAAAGGTAGGTGAGTAACTTGGATCTAGACAATGCTGGTTCAGATGAAGGTGTCCTGATTTTGCATAATATTTGTTATGTTACATAAAGGACGTTTGACTAGGTTTGATTAACTAGAATCTCTAGCTTAATTAAATTTAGTCAAACGCGGCACGATCAACCAGTAGTGAGTAGCGTGCCGTTCTTTGAATCCTTTATTTAACATAATAGGATATTATGCGATTTCAGTGACTACAGAAGTAAATTAGTACAATTGTTCCAGTTTTTCCT